ATACTGTTCCAGGGCTGCGCGGGCGAAGGATGGATCGGTTGGGTTGACTCGGGGCGCGAGAGTTGGCAGGGCGGTCCACATCTGGCGATTGGGAACGAACGCAGCCGCTATCATCGCGTCCACCTCGTCGGAGTCGTAGAGCTGGCGGTTGAGTTTTGCGCGTTCGATTTCGAGGAGGTCGGCGCGGCCTCGGGTTTCACGGATCTTCTCGGCCTTAAGTTCACCCACCAGAGCTTTGACGATCTGTTGAGTGCTAAAGGTTGAGCCGGATTCGATACGCAAACCGAGTGAGGCAAGGTTGCGCTTGAGCGTGTCCTTGGTGGTGCCGAACTCCGGGGCGGCTTTGGTTATAGTCCAGTTCATAAAGGTATAGTCAAAAGACGGTTGAGAAAAAGGTAACGTGGTATGAGGATCGCAGCGTCACGAGTTCAAGAAACTTCAGCAGCAGATCGGCCCGAGCATCATTAATTTCGTCGGCTCCAACTCACCCGCCAATCTCGCCAGCCGCCCCGCCCGCAAAGTGATACTCGACGAGGTGGACAAATTCAACGCAGGGGCAGGCGGGGAAGCTGATGCGGTCAACCTGGCTGAACAGCGGACAAAGGGCCAGAACTACCCGCAGCGACGCAAGACATCCACCCCGAGCATGGTTGACGGTTTGATCTGGCAGGAGTTTCTAAAAGGCGATCAACGCCGCTACTTCGTGCCGTGTCCGTTGTGCGGCACTCAACACCCATCAAGCCGAATGATCGTCCTGGCGTGGTCGCCAAGCTACAGCGTGTTTGCCAAGACCGGCAAAGAGGCGTTCGTGTTCTGGGACAAGGAAGCGAAACTTGCGGACGGCACTTGGGACTTGGACCGTGTGAAGCGTTCCGCGCATTACCGCTGTCCGCATTGTTCCGGCATAATCGAGGATGGACGCAAAACATGGATGATCCGCAATGGTGTTTGGGAAGCGACAGCCAAAGCAGAGATGGGCTTTAGGTCGCGCCACCTCCCGAGCCTTTACGCCTGCAACCCTGAAACGTCCGCAGGTAGTCTAGCCGTCAAATTCCTCCAAGCCAAACGCTCTTTGATGGGCCTCCAAGGTTTCATCAACGGCGACCTAGCCGAACCCTACGAATCCCAAGACCGCCAAACCGAACGCGTCGAGCTAATCACCTCCAAGATCGACGTAACCGCCGAATGGAAGCTAATCCTGTCCGTGGACTGCCAAGCCAAAGCGCCCCACTTCTGGTATGCCAAACGCGCGTGGAACGGTGGCAACTCGCACGGCCTGGAAGCGGGCAGCGTGGATACATGGGACGACGTTCGAACCATGCAGCAACGCCCCGGAGCAACCGTGGACGATGTTGGCGTTGTCGTGGATTCCGGCTACGGAGCGCGCGATGACGCCGAGGTCTACCGCCAGTGCGCCCGCTTCTGCTCCATCGTGGACAGTGGCCGCGGTGGTGGTCGTCCCGTCGCGCTCGGTTGGATGCCCGCTAAAGGTTTCCCTTCGCGCAAACGGTGGAAGGAGGAGGAATCCGGGCTACTCGTTCCGTATTACTTGCGCGGAATCGACCCCTTCATGGGAACCGCCCAGGCTGGCCAAGTCGAGATGAACCTTTTCGAGTTTGCCGGTGACTTCTTCAAGGACGTTCTCGACAACCTCCGCAAAGGCAAGGCCGGTTACAAATGGACTGTAGCGGATTCAGTCGCCACCGAGGAATACTGGCGGCACCTCGATTCCAACATCAAAAGCGCCGTGTTCAACAAGCGCACCGGACGCACCACCTGGAGCTGGACGAAACGATCCAAGACTTGGCCGGATCACATCCTTGACTGCGAAGTAATGCAGCCCGCCGTAGCCATGTTTTTCGGACTGTTCAAACTGGAAGAAATAAACGAATGACCACCACCAAACCCACCCTAACCCGCAAAGACATCGCCCAAATGATGGGATGCAGTGCCGACATGGTTCGGCGCAATGAAAGCCGATGGGATCTAACGTCCGCCCGCGCAGACTTTAACCCTCGATGCGTCCGGTATAAGACAAAGATCGTCGTGGCGATTCTGACGCGTAACGGCTGGATGTAAAATAATTGAAAATAGTTCTTGCATACGACAAGCGCTTGCCGTATAACTTAACCATGAAAACGAACTTAACCAGCGCAACGAAAACCAGCCCGATCACAAACAACATCGACAACGCCTGTGCAAATGCAGTTTACCACAGCATTAAGTTCTCAGTTCGCACCTCTGTTTATCAAGTTGGTGCAGCGTCTTTCGTGGCAAGCGAAGTAGCGCCCGACAAGGGTGTGCTGATTGGAAACTGGGAAAACGGAAAATCGGTAATCTAACAAAACCAACTCGGGGGAGGTGACTAACCCCGCTTTTCAAATATGAAAAAAGTTACCATCAAAGCAGTCCGCAAACGGATTCCCGCCTGCGCCTTGGCTGCCGTAGAAGCCTGCGAGTCTGACCCGGCCTGCGGTGCGATTGAAAACATAATCGCGGGAGTTGAGCACGAGCTTGACCTATACCGGGAGGGCGAGGAAAACATTTCGCATAGAGCGGCCTTTCTATGCTCCAGTTTCCTGAAGTGGGTGCAATCGGTTGAGGTGAAGCAATGAATACCGCAAAGCAAATACTCAGGGTATTGCTGCTGGCAACAAGCCCGATCTGGGTCATTCCGGCTGGACTGTTGTTTCTGTGCTACATCACAGCCGAAATGCTGCTTGAGGAAGCGGGGTGGATATGATTAATGCCGCCATTGAAAAACTCACACCCGACGAGCTCATGGAAAGCTTCAAGGCATCAGAGGCGGACGGGAACGACGTTGCTTGCCTGCAAATTCTTGACGAAGTGAAGCGGCGCGGGCTGATGCTGATGGATAAGCCCCCGCGAGTCGAAGCTGCTGACCTGTGTTTTTCGTGCAACCTTCCAAAGCCACTGAAAGATGTTGGTTACGGTTGCATGATCTGCCTGCACTGTCTGCCCGCTTACAACAAATCATGAACACAAAAACGGAATTGGGCGTCCTGCACCTAATGGCGCAACGGGACAACGCAAACCAGCGGGCTATAAATGCGCTGATTGAACGCGATATGCTGGCGGCTCACGTTAGGGATTTGGAGTCAATGATTCGGACGCTTGAGAAAAAGGTAACGTGGTATGAGGATCGCGCCTATGAAAATTCAAAAGCCAAACAATATGAACCGAACTAAAAACCCCGCCGCAGTCGCGCTTGGAAGGCTTGGCGGAAAAGCGGGCACCGGAGACTCTAAGCGCCGGAAGGTTACGAGTGAGCAGGCACGGGCAGCAGTCCAAGCGAGATGGAAAAAGCGTAAGCTAAAATGAACCCACCATACGCAAAAGAGCACGCCGATCTACTGAACGAAATCTCAAGCCACCACGGGGCATACCTGATGCGAGAGGCTATTGATCGGCTTGGAATAAGAACGCGGAAGCGGCTCGTTGAGGCATTTACGACAGATGAGTGGAGCAAGACAGGTTTGATTTCAAGGGCTGCAAGGGTTTCATTCTGCCACATGCTGGGATTGCCATGTGAACCACCAAAGAGAAAATTGAGATCGGCATCAATATTAAGGTTCGGATCTAGGCTATCACGGATGCTGAAGGTAAGGCCGATCCCAGTAAAAGTAGTTGCTGCTGTATATGCGCTAACTCGCGGCGACCGCATAATGTATGTCGGGCAGACCACACATCTGATTTCAAGAATTGGGCGACACCTAACCGACAAGCCGCAATTCGATGGCGTAAGGTTTTTTATAGTCAAAAGGCATCCAACAAACACACACCTGTTGCAGTTGGAATCAGCGGTGATAGCTTCATTAAATCCTCCGTGGAACCCGTCCAGGCATCCCAAGTTCCGCAACTGACAACAACTCGCCACTTCTCTCCGCTTCTACCAATTCCATTCCCGCCGTAAATAGTCGTCAATCGTGGCGTGGATGTAACTGCCGCGCGGCGCTCACTTCGAAACGCCTGGGATCAATCTCAGGCGGTTGGGCGCACCCTGTACGAGCAGCTTCGACTCCACGAGGTCACCGCATCCAACAATCTGACCGGTGGCGCTAAGTCGTCCGTCTCCGGTGCGGGCACTTCGGTTGGCTTCACTTCGGGCGCTGGCACCTTCACCGCGAAAGACGAGGCGGATCTTTGGTCTTACCTCGTCGAGTTGTTTCTGTCCATCCAAGCCGCATTAGTCGCAGCCGGAACCGCTGAACCGTCCGACTCCGTAATCCTGGCCGGCATGTTCTCGTCTATCCCGACTTCCGGCATAACCGAATCCTTCTGCGACCACTCGGAGATCCGCTACTCACGATGATACTCGATAGAATCATCAGCGGCACGAAGGCTATCTGGGCCGGTATCTCCGCAGCCGCAAGTATAGTTTTCAACCGTTACGAAGGCGGGCAGCGTTACAACCCGAATCAGTCGCAGTTGATCGGGGAAGTTCAAGATCCCAAGGAGGACGTGCCGCAGCAAGACCGGATGGAGTTGATCCGTAAAGCTCGATGGTTCGGCAAGAACAACGGGCTTTACTGCAAGCTGAAGCAGCTTTACGCGCAAAACACGGTCGGCGCTTCCGGGCTTCAGTTTACACCGACCACATCAAGCCAAGAGTTTAACACCGTCACGCAACGCGAGTGGGAAGCATGGTGCAATATCTGCGACCTATCCAGCCGCCTTACACTGGGTCAAATCGAGTATATCGCGATGGAATGCGAGTTCGAGGACGGCGGGGTCCTGATCAATCTCACCCACGGCGACACGCAGCCAGCTAAACCGCGCATCCAACTTTTCGAGGTTCACCGTCTCAGCACGCCTTCGAACCTATCTGACCGCAAGGACATTATCGACGGCAAGCAGGTGGACGAGCGCGGGCGGGTCATAACCTACTACATCGATCAACGATTCGACCGTTCCGGTTCAATCTTCACGCCGTCCACGTCCGAACCGAAGCCGATAGACGCGAAGAACATCATCCACCTTTTCGACCCATCCAGGCCGGGGCAGTTGCACGGAATACCGAAGATCGCGCCGGTGATCGACTACCTGCACAAGCTCGATGATTTGCGGCTGTTGGAGATGAAAGCCGCTTTCGATCAATCGGAGAAATCAACGCTGATCACCACGGCCACCGGCGAGCTTAGTAACACTGGCTTGATTCGCAAGTACGCGACGGGGACAGCGACAATCGACACCGCAACCAACACCGTAACGACAGAGCAACGGATGCAGGCGATCCGTAAGACGATAGGCGGGCGCACGTTCGCTTTGAAGTCTGGGGAGACAGCCACATTCCTTTCACCCACCCGCCCAACCGAAGCAACCCGCGCAATGTGGGACATCCTTACTAGCGAAGTCTGCGCCGGGGTGAACATCTCCAAGCAGCTTGTTTACCCGTGGTCAATGCAGGGGACAGTTGTAAGGCAGGACGGCGAGCAGACGAACGCTTACTTTCGCGGACAGTCCGATCTGGCTATCAGCACTTTCACACGCGTCTATCACTTCTGGCTGGAATGGGCCGTCCAGAACATACCCGAGATGGCGCGACTTAAGCCCGCCGACTATAAGTCCGTCTCCGCCCGCCCACCCCGCGCCGCCAGCGTGGATATAGGCCGCAACTCTGCCGCGATGCTCGCCGAACTGAAAGCGGGCGCGACTAACTTCGAGCTTATCTACAGCCCGCTCGGGTTGGATTGGCGGGTCCAGATCAAGAAGCTAATCGCGCAACGGAAATTCCTGCGGGACGAATGCGCCAAAGAGGATATCGACCCGAACGAGGTAATCGAGGCCGTTACTAAGCAGGTTCAGCAAGCCCAAGGAGCACCCACCGCATGAAGACTCTTACTTTCCGCAACGAGATACCCGGCAAGGCTTCCAAGCTTCCGTCTTTCCTTGTCCGCAACGAGGCAGGCGAGAACCGCGCGACAATCGTTATTCGCGGCATCATTGGTTACGAGTGGGACGAAAACTGGAACATCACCGACACCGAAGAATATGTCCTCAATCAACTCAAAGCTATTCCAGCCGGGACCAAGATTGACGTGCGGATCAACTCTACCGGTGGAGCAGTCCAGTTTGCCCTCGGAATCTATAACGCTTTCAGCCGCCGGGCAGCGGACATCACCTGCCATATTGACGGTTACGCGATTTCTTCAGCTTCGATCATCCCCTTGTCCGCCAGCAAGGTTATCAGCCCGAAGGCTTCCATATGGATGATTCACGATGTCTGGACGGACCTTTACGGCGCGACTGAAGACGGCGCGATCAAAGCAGCCGAAATGCTGAAGGTCCACAACGCGACCATTGCAGACCTTTACGCGAAAAAGACCGGAGGCAATGCCGCCGATTGGCGCGAGAAGATGCGGGCTGAAACGTGGTTTACCGGCACCGAAGCTGTAGCCGCTGGCCTGGCTGATGAGGAATCAGACGAGGAGATCACCCTGGAGCCCATCGAAGACCGCGCCCGTTTCAAGAACGCTCACAAGAATATTCCACAAAACACTTTAGCTGCCGCGAGTAACGAGGACCTCAATAATACCGGGAACTTACCCCGCGAGCCTATCACACACGCCGCAGCTACTTCTTTACCCGCCGCCAATGTGGCTGCGGGAGCAACCGCAAACAACACCACAACACGTATGCCCGAAACCACGCTACCCGCGGCTGCACCCGCCGCCGCCACTCCCGATCCCAGCATTGCCATAATGCAGAACCGGATCACCCAACTCGAAACCCAGAACGCAGCCGAACGCCGCGACCGCATCACCCGCGCCGTTGACAACTGCATCCTCGAAGACCGCATTCCCGGCGCTCAGCGGGATACGTGGGTCACTCGTGCTCTGGCTGATGAAACCGTTTTAAACGACCTCCGCGCCATGGCTCCCCGCCCGCCCGGTGGCGCTCCGTTGGCCGTGGACATCTCCGCGACCGCCAGCCCGTCCGATGTCGCCCGAGGCTTCTCCGCCTTCAATGCCGCCTCCGAATCCTGGCGCAGGGGCAATGACGTTGAGATGAGCACCATCGCGCAGAACGCCCGCAGCAAAGCGAGCTTCTACGCCGCGCACCGGACGCAGATCATGAATGCCGCGGGTGATAACACCATCGCAGCCGGCGTCCAGCAGCAGGTGATTCTCCAGGAAATCATGCGGGCCTTCGCCAGCCGCATCACCCCGCTTAGCGCGTTCTCGACGGTTCACGCCAATGTTCCGTTGCGCGGGACAGACATCATCAACGTGCCTTACTACGACCTCGAAACCGCCGCCTCGACGGATTGGGTCGCGGGCAATGGTTACGTTGCGGGCGAGACGACCACGGACACCCGCGCCGTGACGATCAACAAGCGGAAATACCAGGCTATGAGCCTGTCCAGTTCGCTCTATCGTCGCCAACCGTTCCTGAACGTGATGCAGTTGATGTCTCTCAAGGCTGAGAAGCTCGGCATCGACATTTTCGCTGACGTGCTCTCGCTCGTCACCCTGGCGAACTACGGAGCCGCACCCGTGATCAAAGCCGCCGCGCTGTTCACCAGCGACGACGTTGCCACCCTCCGGGGCGCTTGCAACACCGCCAACTGGCCCGAGAACGGCCGGTCGCTCATCCTGAATGCGGACTACGACGCCGCACTCACGAAGGATACCGCAGTCAAATCCGCGTTGAACTTCAACAGCAACGTGGCGCAGACCGGCGCGATCCCGCAGTTGCTCGGGTTCAATTACATTTGGACCAACAACATCCCGGCCAACGCTCAGAACTTGGTCGGTATGGCCGCGTTCGTTTCGTCCATCTTGGTCGCC